ACCTTTATTTATTTGTTTATTTACTTAACTTGCAACTATTATAAACAATAACGTACATGATGTAAACACTTCTGTTGAAATTAGTTATAATTAACTTCATATTCTTGTGGAGCCATCGCCTTGTGCCGCTCTGTAGCCAGTTTGTACCTGCGGTAATCTGCCAGCGTCTGCTCCCTGCCACCACGTTTGTCAGCCTCGTAGATAGCCATCACCATCTTGTCGCCCTGCATAGTAGCCTTCTGATCCATAGTTGGGCCAGTACGCTCATACGGCTCCTTACTTACTAAACCTCTATCCTCTAATTCCCTCATAATGTCTGGGTAAAAACATGAGTACCGACAATGAACCATCATCACTCCGCCCCTACCCTCTTTGATATGGAAGCGGTCATTACCACCGCAGCATGGACATGGGCCTTTGTACTCACCACCCATTTTCTTTAGTCCGAGGCTTTCAGCTATGTGTGGAATATTCATTCTTCACACTCCCAAGGGTAAGCCCACCCATCTGCTAACCCTAAGACTTCGTAGCCTATGATGTCTCTACCTTCTTGGCATAGATACCATCTAGCATTTTTGTACTTGACGTTCGTTAGACTTTCTCCATCGCGGAAATAAAATTTAACAACAAACCCTTCAGGCAATGGACACTCACCGCCATCGTGATACATCTTGTGGTTCATACGCGGTCGGCAATGGCGCCAACCTACCGCACTAGACCTGCAATATTTCTGCGCCCAAGCTTCCTTAATACCAATTAGACTGCCTATTTGCTCAAAAACCCCACTGTCACTAAACTCACAATCAATCCCACTCTTAATAAAGTGAGCTATATCAATGATCTTCTTGGCTGGCTTGATGCGCCAACTGTGTAGTAAAGCATCTATTGTTTCAGCTTTAGTGCCTAGCACTGTCCAACCACTATCAGTAAGATGCTCTAGCTCTGCACCTGCGTATACCGCTTCGGCTAACTCTACTAACTGCGCTGCTGTGAATTTACTCATGCTACCTTACTCCTTTTAGCGTACCTTATCTGGGTACTTGTTATATATTTTCTTGTTTCATCACTTATGCCATTAACCATCTGCGGGCTTATAGCATTGGGCCATACTCCGTATCGCTCACGGTACTTGTGACTAGCCCAACCACCGTCTTTATAACCCTTACCCCTAGAGTACAGCAATAGTTCAGAATAGAAAACACTTTTGTCTTGTTTTGTTTCTTTTCTGTTTCTTTGATCTGGGGACAATTTTGTCAATATTTCGTCAGTTGAATCTAACTGCTCTTTTAATGGGATTTCATAACCGCACTTACACCTAATTCCAACCATTTGCTGTGTACACTGTGGGCATTCCTTGGTTTTTGGCTCTTTTTTATCCTTGGTTAATTCACGCTCGTTATATTTTTGTTCACCATCATCTAATACATCGGGAACAATCGCCTCTGCTGGCCCGTGGCGACCATAGTTGCCTGCATGATCTAGCACTATCGACTTCTCTTTACCCTCATGTATTCTGAGAATACGGCCTATTCTTTGCTGAAAGACAATTTTACTTTTGGTTGGGAAACAATCAATGCAACAACTTACTGGAGGCGCGTCATAGCCAGTATTTAAAAGACGACTGCAAGACAATATCATAAATTCACCAGCATCATGGGCCTTGTATATAATAGACCGCTCTTCTGCGTTCATGTACCCATCAATATGCTCTGCTGCTATACCAGCCTCATTAAACTGTCGTACTAATTCCTTAGAGTGCTTAATGCTTGGCGCAAACGCTATCGTCTGTCGCCCTTCTGCCCACTTGAGCCAATTCTTTATAATGTCGCCTACTAGCTGACCATCCTTTTCAGTCGCGTCAGATAGCGCCTGTGGGTCATAATCTGTACCACCAGTGGGCAACTGCTTATTCTTTACGCCGTCTAGGTTGGCTTGCCTGCCACCATAATAATCAACCTCGCACAAATAGCCTTTATCAATAAGCTGCTCCGTGGTGATAGGTACTAGAAGATCATTAAAGTATTTACCTAACCCCTTGGAGTAAGGTGTAGCTGATAGGCCGATGAATGGCAGCGCGTTATAAACGTCCATCATGTGCTTGTGAGCTTTATGCAGGGAATGTATTTCGTCCATGATGCAAATATCGAATATTGGAAGGTGCTGCTTTCTGGCTAGTGTTTGAATAGATGCTATCTGAACTGGGGCGCTGTAGTTTGTGCGCTCATGGTTGCCTTGCATTACACCCACATCGAGTCCAAATCTATCAAAAGTTTCAAGCGTCTGCTCAACCAGTTTAATTCGGTCACATACAAACAATACGCGCTTACCCTTGTCTGATGCCATCTTTGCTATCTGTGCAGCTACTACTGTCTTACCGAATCCTGTAGGCGCTGCTAATAGTGGGCGGTTTAAGCCCTTGCTTAGTGACTGCCTAAGCATTTCTATTGATAGCTCTTGATGCTCTCGTAGTTCCATCATTTGAATGCCCTTAGTTGATCTTGGCTAAGAGCATATCCATCGCCCCTGCCTAGATTCATTATATTTTGATCGGCTATCAATTCTTCTGATTTTGCCCAACCAACAACATCATATACTGGAAAGTTGCCAATAACAAGTACATATATGTCAACTTCGCATACTTTTTTGTTTAGTGTAGCCAGTAGTCTGCCGTTTTTGTACTGAGTTGTCTTAACGTCAACCTTGCTCCCTTTAGGGGTAAGAAGGTCATATTTTGGATATTCATCGTACTTGGTTTCTGTGTCTGGGTATACGTTAAACATTCTGCATACAGCCAATTCACCAGCCACCCCATCTAACTCTATTTCTTTATTTGTCGTTGGGCTTAACTTGCTATCTGGGTTGCCCTTTAGTCTATTCTCGTCATACCTAGCCTTGGCTAAGTACATGGCTAATTTCTGCTCTGCTTGGTTAAGCGTAATTCTCATTGTTTTAGCTCCACTTTTTTTAGGCAATAGCTGTCACTAAGATGGTTTGGGACACCTATGTAGTTATACTAGGAACCTTTACCAACGATATGCTATTTGCTAGTCCACTTACCGTAATTTGCATAAACCATTCAACTTCCGTGTTGAGCTGGTCTGCTCCCTACTGTGTCCGCTAAGTATGTTTGTATCTCGGCATTGCTGCTGCTTCGATCAGTCCCATCAATCCTGTGCGGTAAGTGCTATCCTACGTTTAAAGCCCTGTAGTTGGCATGAGAGTTGTTTTTTATTGCGGCAACACTAAAGAAACCCGCATATTATGCTGGATTCAAGTCTGCGAGAGATAGAAAGTTGCACCGATACGATGCTTTTGGTAAACTAACACCTGTGTTGGCGCTGGTTCTTTTCTGACTTTCGCTGGCTCGAATGAGGCTACAACCTCTTCACCAACACATCCATTCTATAGACCTACTCGCTTAATTGCAAGTAGGTCTTTTTTTGCCTGCCTTATAACCGCATTACTAATTACGGTTTATAGGTAAAGATATATCAAAAGGTCTTTTTGATTCAAAAACTTCAAGTTTATGTTTCTCGTTTAAACACTGGTGACGCATTGTGGCGCATCCATAGCAATTACATTCAACCACTTCAACTTTATTAATCTTCATTTTACTGCTCCGTAATTTATTAGTGTTTGCAAATAGTATTCTTTTTATAGCTAACCTACAACACCTTTCTGTATTTAATTTGAACAAGACTGTTTACAGTAGTGTTTTAGTTCGATACAATGGTGAGGCATTTAACAACGGAGCAATAAAATAATGGAAACTTTAGGATTTGTTAGGAAAGCGTCAGAAATCAAAGATGGTGTGAATGGGTTTCTTTACATCCACCATTGGAAGACAGGTTGGCAAGAATTGGTATTTAAGTCCAAAGATGCAGCTTGCGCTTGGCTAGATAATCGAAACGGAGCAAGATAATAATGAATCAATCAGAATCAATTACAGACCTAGCCACAGCGTTATGCTTGGCACAGGCAGAAATGGGTGGGGCTATTAAAGACAGCAACAATCCTTTCTTTAAAAGTAGCTACGCTGACCTTACTAGCGTCATTAAGGTAATCAAAGAACCGTTTGCAAAATATGGTTTATCGTTTATTCAATTACCAGTTACATCGGCTGGCGGTAACGGCATTGGTGTATCTACTATGCTTATGCACAAATCTGGGCAATACATTCAAAGCGAGTATTTACTTCCTATGGATAAAGTCACGCCACAGGGTGCTGGTTCGGCAATTACTTACGCAAGACGTTATGCTTTGCAGGCACTGGTTGGTATTCCAAGCGTTGATGACGATAGCGAGATGGCTATGTACCGCAATGATCCAGCGCCAGTTTCAGCACCACCAGCCAAGCGTGTAAGCAAGGCTCTTATGCAAAACTTAATGGCGTTAGTGATTGAGGCTGAAGCAACGGGTGAACATACTCTAATGAACGAAGCGTTGGCTGAGTTAGATGAAAACGAAAAGCAAAAACTTTGGGGCCAATGTACGGGCAAGCAGCAAGAATTTATTCGCAGTAAAAAGGGAATGTAACTATGAGTGAAGTAATTATAACCGTTAAGGATATTAAAAGCGGTGACGAAGAAGGAGTAGTTTTTGGATATGAAGTTGTAGAAGATGATGGCGATACCTTAGCAGTAAAGGTTGCTGGTTTGATGGCTAGTCACGCAATTGAAATACTAGAAATTACAGAAGAAGATTTAATAACTAATAACGAGGTGCATTAATATGAGCAATTACGATAATAACAACCGTGGCGCAATCTGGGGTAACGATAAAAAGGTTAAGGATACACAGCCAGATTTTACTGGGTCTATCCTAGTTGACGGCAAAGACTACTTTGTAAGCGGGTGGAAGCGTAAAGCAGATGCAAGCCCGCAGTCGCCAGCCCTAAGCTTGGCTGTCACGCTTAAAGATCAACAGCCATCGCAGGCACCAAAGCCTGTTCAATCACCTAACAGCGGCTTTGACGAGGCAGGCGATATACCCTTTTAGCAGACAAAAAAAGCCCCGCTGTTTTAAGGCGGGGTAAAGTTACTGCTGGAGCATTAATAAACAATATAACACATTAAGGGGAAATAAACATGAACATTGATATGGGTACTTCATTAAGAGTAGCACAAGCAAAGTTTAAAATCACAGGCTCAGAATTAGCTAGGTCATTTAAGGTACACCCACAACAGGTCATTAGGTGGCGTACAGGGCAAGATATGAAGGTAACTCTAGCGATGCGGTTAGCGTCCCATTTTGGGACTACATTAGAAGACTTTATTGATCTAGGTGTTAATAATGGCTGATATTGAATTTACTGTCACACTAGATAACGTCAAGATTGAAATGACTAAGGTCTGGGAAATGGCTAACAAAGGCTTAAAGAGTGGCGAGGCTGTCATCGTTACGCTAGGCCGTGAATCTAACAGCGACCTACAAAGCAAATGCTATCATGCCATGATAGGTGACATATCCAAACAGGCTGATCTTGTTGGAAATAAATACGATCTTGAGACTTGGAAGGCTTTGCTTGTTTCTGACTTTGCTACAGAGATGCACTTGATGGGTACGCCACTACGCAGAGGCAATAAGTTTATACCTAGTTTATGTGGAACGCATATGGTGTCTATCCGTCCAAGTGTAAAAGAGTTTGGCAAGAAGTCAGGCAGTGAGTTTATTGAATTTCTACACGTTAAGGGTGCAGAGTATGGGGTAGAGTATTCAGATAAAACCATAGTAGACTATGCTAAATATAAGGAATCGCAGAAATGAGAAACAGCTTATCAGATGGAATATTTAGAGAATTAGAAGACTTGCGAAAAGATGCGGAGCGGTATCGTTACCTAAAAAATACCCAGCACAATGATTGCCGTGATTGGGATGCAGAAGAGGATTCGATGTGCAGGGTTGGGGTAATAGATCGTACTTTTGTTTGTACAGAGTATGGTGGTGCAGAGGCAATTAGCCCAGATCAATTTGATGCGTATATTGATAGCGCAATGCTACTGTTCCCGCAGGTTGATGATCTTTACAACGTTGGTTTGATTGATTAGGAGTTTAATAAATGAATATTATTGAGAAAAAAATGGTTGATGGCTTACTAGAGGTTGCACTTAATACAGTAGAAAGCCTTCAAGACACTATTGAAACTATGGAGGCTGGAGGCTGGAAAAGCTTAGAAAATAATATGCCAAGTAATGAGGGTCAAGTATTGATCTGGACGGAATATGGCTCCATTGAGTTTGGCCATGCTCATAAAGGGTTAATATTTGATAAAGCTATAAAAGGATCTGCACATGAAGAGTTTACGCATTGGATGGAGATACCAAGGCCGCCAGAATAGTGGCTAACGCTAAAAAGAAGTGCCGCCACTGCAAAGAGTACGATCTGGTTGAATCAGGTATTAAGGTGCCACTTGGCTGGTTCTGCTCTATGTCGTGTGTAGTGCAGCATGGTAAAAAGGCCGCTACAGCAGTCTCAGACAAGCGCAAACGTCAAACCCTTACCAAGCTAAAGGAATCAGTCAAAACAGCCTCAGAATGGCGTGTAGAGGCTCAAACAGCCTTTAACGCATACGTTAGATACCGTGACAGAGACTTGCCTTGTGTAAGCTGTGACGCAACTGGCGACCATGATGGATTGGGTGGCTACTGGGATGCTGGTCACTATCGGAGTCGTGGTGCCGCTAGACACCTAAGCTTTCATTTATGGAACTGCCATAAGCAATGCTCGCGTGATAATAGGTATCTTGGTGGCAATGTCGTTGAGTACAGAAAAAGGCTTATTATGCGCATTGGCTCAGAACGTGTCGATAAATTAGAGAATAACAACGCTACCGTCAAACATGACATCACATACCTTCGCAGAATTAAGCAGATCTTTAAGAATAAACTCAGAATAAAAAAGAAATTACAACTCCCCTAAAATAGTTTTATGTGGGTCATAAACTAGGTAATGGTTTATATAAACTAAAAGTTAGTTTGATATTTAATTCAACTTT